GTATGTGATCGTCATGCTAGGAGGCTCCTGTCAGTTCACTCGAACCTACGGGGAGTGGGCATGCGGAGGAGCGGTTGGCGCTCTGCAAAAAACCAACCGCTATGCTTCCTCCACAGCCGCCTCAGCGGCGTATGCCTCCGCCTCGCCATCGCCATTGTCGAGGGGGAGAACACGAAGGTCTGGATCAAGACGACGGAAGATACGAGAGAGACGGCCAAAAAGCGCGAGCGCCAACATCTGATGCCTGGTAAAATCATCATACTTCGTGGCGACGTACATGGATAAATCCATGGCCGAAGAGAGCTGTTTACGAAGGGCGTGCCACACCGGATTGGTGTAGGTGTAGAAGTCCTGCAGATCAGTTGAGAACCCAGGATAAGGGTCACCGAAATGACCTATAGAATAGAAGGAAAGGAATTCAATGGTTATGGCGGCTACAGGCCACGCACCTCCCCCCCTCACTCGCGCGGTGAAGGTACTTCGTTTCGAGAAAGTAAAAGGGAAGTAGGCGGGTATGTTCGTTCCGCCACCACCTGAAGTGAGAGATGGGACACCGTTCGTGATGATGGGAGCGCCATTCTCGCCAATGAAGCAGGAATTGGCGTACCACCTTGCTGTGAACAGACTCCCACGCCGAAGGATTGTTCGGAAGATGTGTTCGAGGGCAAGAGAATTGGGGCCACCATTCAGGATGACGGTAACACGTCCGGGTGAGTTAGCGACTAGGAAGCATGGCTCGGGTGGCGCAGCTCCATCTCGCACCGGACCCACCACGTTGACGAAGTTCCCGTCCTGAACGTAACGCGGGCCGTAAGTGAAGGGAGAAGGGGAGTAAGCCCCTTCTATGTATACAGGGCCGTCCTGACCCACTGCGTACGTGGTTCGGCCTTTGTCCGTGAAAGACTCGGCTATCTGGACAGCAGTAGGTTGAGGATCGGCTCCCGTCGGTCCCAGAAGTGCCGCTAGCTCCCGAGCAACGCGGTGCGATTCAATACGCACCTTGAACTCGTTGATGTCAAGAGCAAGCATAGCAACGTCGAGGCACACGAAGAAGAGATTCCTGCGAACAGTAGCATCATTGCCCAGTGGATCAAGATTTGGGTAGTTCCTGACCACAATAGGGTTCCGAAGGAAAGCTCGAGCTCGGGATAGAGCCCGTGAATCACCTCCCGGTAAAGGGGGGACCTGATCGGCGAAGAGATCGAGGATTTCGATAGCATACGCACGTGAGTCACTCATCCTGATGACTGTATTAC